ACTATTGACGTTCTCGTTTCGAGTGCTATCGCTAGGATGAACTAACATGGCTAAACTTACGCTACTTGAGATGACTCAAGACATCCTGAGTGATATGAACTCAGATGATGTAAACACTATTGATGAGACTCCTGATTCTGAGCAAGTAGCTAAGATCATCAAGAGTACTTTCTTTGAGATTATTGGTAATAAGAACTGGCCTCATCTACGTGAGCTTCTAACACTTGAAGCTTCTGGAGATAACACTAAGCCTACTCACATGACTCTTCCTGAACTTGTGAAGGAGCTAGAGTTTATACACTATAATCGACGAAAGCTTTCAGATGTCAATGATAAGTTTCGTCTGATTGAGTTCAAGCATCCCGATCAGTTCCTGAGTATTACTAACGATTATAATAATAGTAATGATAACGTACAGCAAGTAACAGACTTTAGTGGTGTGTTATTTAATATCAAGAATGATATTGCTCCTGACTTCTGGACTTCATTCGACGATGATCATGTAGTATTTAATGCTTTCGATAGTGATGTAGATACTACACTACAATCTAGCAAGACCCAAGCATCTGGTTTCAAAGAACCTGCCTGGAATGCTATCGATACTTTTATCCCTGACCTTCCTTCTGAAGCATTTCCCGGACTACTAGCTGAAGCTAAGTCGGCTTGCTTCTTACGACTCAAGCAGATGCCTGATCAGAAATCAGAGCAGCAAGCTACACGTCAACGTAATTGGATGAGTCGTAAAGCTTGGAGAGTAAACGGTGGAATCAGATTCCCAGACTACGGACGTAAAACCAGAAAGCAAACAACTTTTACTCAGACCGATTAGAGGTTGTTATGAAGTATACTGGGAAGGTGGCGGAGAAGTACCTGTCTCTTTAAGAGGCTTGTTTACTTCTACTGGGGCTACCCAGAAAGCTATTGATCTATGGCAGGCTAGCAAGTGGCCTAACAAACGACGTAAAAGAAATAAGGTAAAAGTACATGGCGAGGACATCGACTAGTGTAGAACGTAATACGTTCATCCGTGGCCTGGTCACTGAGGCTGGACCTCTTACATTCCCAGAGAATGCTAGTAAGGACGAACTTAACTTTATCTTGAATAAGGATGGGTCGCGTCAACGTCGTCTAGGTATGGACTATGAGACTACTGGCACTCTTGTAGATACTCTACTCTCTACCGTTATTGTAGATGGAGCTAGTATTACTTCTTTCAGGTGGGATAATGTAGGTAACGATGCACGTATCTCTATAGGCGTACTACAGATTAAAGATAAACTGTGGTTCATGGACATGACGACTACTGCCCCATCTGCTAACTTACTTAATAGTGGATCATCTATTACTATTGCTCAGCTAGTAGATACAGAATTCTCCTATGCTGCTGTGAATGGTGTACTAGTAGTAGTTGGGGAAGGTTTAGATAATCCAGTATTTCTAGAGTATGATGAAACTACTGACACCGTAACCCAATCTCCTATTACTTTAGAAGTTCGAGACATCTGGGGAGTGGATGATAGTCTAGGAATCAATGAACGTATTGCTACTCTATCTGATGAACACAAATATAACCTACTAAATCAAGGTTGGGATAACGATAAGATCAATGCATTCTTTGCTAGCCAAGCAGTGTATCCATCTAATGCGGATATCTGGCTACTAGGTAAAGATTCTAATGATGATTTCGATCCTGCACTCCTAGTTAAGCAAGACTTCGGTACTACTCTATCTCCTAAAGGGCGTTTCATTATTGATGCCTTCAATCGTGGAGCAGAGAGACAAGCAGCTACATCTATCAGTGGACTGCCTACTGACGCAGAGACTGGAAACATCTCAACTGCAGCTTCATTTGCAGGACGTATATTCTATTCAGGTGTTCGTGGTAACGTATCAGTTCCTGATGATAAGTCTCCTTCCTATTCAGGTACAGTATTCTTTAGTCAGATCATTGATAGTAATAGTAAGCTAGGATTCTGTTTCCAGGAAGGAGACCCTACATCTGAGTTCACTGCTGAGGTAGTAGCTAATGATGGCGGCACCATCCAGATCCCTGAGGCTGCAGGTATTATTAAGATCGTTCCTAAAGAGAATGTTCTTCTAGTATTCTCAGAGAATGGAGTATGGATAGTCAGCGGTAATGATCTAGGATTCACTGCTGATAACTTTGCAGTACGTAAGATCACTAACGTAGGTGCTGTAGGTGCAGAAAGTATTGTTGATGTAGATGGCACTACAATCTACTGGGCTAAGGGTGGTATCTACCAGCTCACACCTGACCAGCGCAGTGGACGGCTAGTAGCTCAGAACATCACAGAAAGAACTATCCAAACTGAATTCAATACCATCAGTACTCCTGCTAAGATCTCAGCTAAAGGTGTGTTTGATAGCTCAGCTCGTCAAGTTCGTTGGCTATATAATGATAGCCTTACGTACGACGGGACTACTAGGGTAAACTCCTACAATAAAGAATTGGTACTTGACTTTGTATTAGGTGCTTTCTATATACTTGATATCAAAGAGATTACTGGAGGTCCTTACGTAAGTTCTTATCTACAGACTACTGACTTCCTAAGCACTGACTCAGAACAACTTGTTGTAATAGGTCCTGACATTGTACAGATCAATGCAGTAGATGTTGTCATTACAGAATCAGTACGGTCACGAGGAACTTCTGTAACTAAGTATGTAACCATTGTTCCTGGCACTACCGACTCCTTCACTCTAAGTGCCTTTACTGATCCTGACTTCCTAGACTGGAAGACATTCAACGCAGTAGGTGTAGATGCAGCAGCATTCTTGCTGACTGGTGAAGAACTCTTTGGAGATACTCAGCGAGATAAGGGTGTAGCTTATATGACTACACACTGTCTACGTACTGAGACTGGATTCTTCTTAGATGGTAATGGAGATCTTCAACCTGAGAATGAGAGTTCTTGTTTAGTACAAGCACGATGGGATTTTGCAGATACAACTGCAGGCGGTAAGTTCGGTAAACAATTCGAAGCTTACCGACTGACTAGGGTATTCATTCCTACAGGTGTTAGTGATCCTTTTGATTATGGTCAAGAAGTAATTACTACTAAGACTAAGCTTCGAGGATCAGGACGTGCTTTATCTGTGAGGTTCGATACAGCAGCAGGTAAAGACTTGCTACTCTTCGGATGGGGATTAGCAGTAGACGGAAATACAAAGGTGTAATATGGCAGACACAATCTTTGATGATGTCCGTGAACTTGTTGCTGCACGTACACCTGTTATCACCACAGAGCAGGCTAGGGAACGTAGACGACAAGCTCGTAGGACTATATTGGGTGAGTTTACTGACCCTACTCCACCTCCCTCACGTATTGCTCGCGACAGTACTACAGTAACTCGTAGAGAGACTGACGGAGGTGATGGAGCTGGTGAGATTTTTGATTCAGGTATGCAGACTACATTTGATCTAAATCTAGGAGTACTATCCGGCTTGAATCCTCTAGATGTTGCACGTACTGCACAGCTTAGTACTGATCCTTTTGTACAAGCAGGAGGATTTCTAGGTGGATTATTCCCAGCTCCTTTCTCGGGATTACTAGGAGGGATTGGTGGAGTAGCTGCAGGACTGACTGAAAGAGGCAGGACTATTGATGTTCCATTCTCTAACAGAGCATTCGTAGGACTAGGTCAGGGTCGTGCTACTACTATTAGCGAACTTGCCCCTGGTGCTACATCTACAATCTCTGGAGGTGTTCGCGGTGAGACTGATGTAACTCCTGGCGGCTTCGGCACAGGTGGATTCTCTACTGCTACTCGCGAGGTAACACCCGGTGGATTTGCTGGGGCACCCACTGCAGTAGGAGCGACTGAGTTAGCACCTGGTAGCTTTGCACCTGAACAAGAAGGCTTCGCAGATCTAGGAGATGATGAAGGTCCTGCAGGTCCTGGTGAAGCAGGTGGTGTTGGCATGGGCGGCGGTATTGGACTGTAAGGAGTAACACAAATGGGATTTTTTAGTGGACTCTCAGGAGCCATTAGTCTCGGGTCAGCAGTTGTTGGTGCTGTATCCTCATTCAAGAGTGCTGATGCAGCAGAAGAATCTGCACGTGCTCAATCGCAGGCTGCAAATCTAGCCCGCAAACAACAAGCTATTCAAGCTTCTCGTTCACGTAGAGAAGTTATTCGTTCACGTCGTATTGCTGCTGCAGCTAACCAAGCTCGTGGTGTTGCTACCGGTACAGTAGGAAGCTCTACACTGGCTGGCGTACAAGGTGCATTGAATACTAACTTTGCATCTAATCTTGCATTCCTAGATACGAATATGGCACTAGCTACACAACGTGCTAACTTCCTGGATCAAGCACAGATCAACCAAGCACAAGCCAGTATCTTCGGTGCTAAGGCAAGCTTGGCATTCGCTGGTGCAGCCACAGCATTCAATCTTTTCGAAGGAAGCAAAGAACACGTTCAGCTTTCTAAGGTACTTCGAGGTACTTAACTATGGCAAATGGACCGGTAGAAGTAATCGACTCAAGTAATGTCGACACTGCTCAGTTTGCTCCTGATGCTGCAAGAGAACAGCCAGGTACTGGTGGTATCTTTGACATCATGAATGATGCTGTACTCACTGAGCAATCTACACAACGTCATGCTCGTGACATTGCCCTGCTTCGTCAGGGTAGTGCTGAAGGTGTTGATTGGGTAACTGAGTTTGATCAAGCATTCTCTGAGATTCAGGCTGGTGCAGATCCTCAGCAGATGAAGAACAATGCTAGCTTTGAGTTCGCTCAAGCTACAGACAATCGTATCTCTACATTCATTCAGCAGAACATTACTAGTAAAGATGCTAACATACAGGATGCAGTCTCTAACGCTTTGATTAACCGTGAGTTGATTAAGCAAGAAGAGATTGATAAGGTGTTGGACTCTGATGGCACTGAGAAAGCTATTGCTGAGATGTATGCATCTGAGACTTCATCTGAATTCCGTAAGCGTCAGGATGCTGTACGTAACTACGCACTCTCAGTAACTATGGAGTGGGCAGAAGATCGTGGTACTGGTCAAGCTGTATGGGATTGGTTGACACATGCATTCGGTCCTGATGAATTCAAGGATGCTGCTGACCTGATAGGTAAAGGTGATTTCTTCGCCTCTGATGAGCGGCTTAGGTTGATCCAAGAGTTCCAAAGTCTAGACCCTGAATTCCAGAAGCCTGCATTCGAAGCTCTATTCCCACGTATCATAGATGCTTATGATGATAACACTGAAGCTGTTCCTGTGTTTGTGTCTACACTATTTGCACGTGATTATGTAGGTGAAGTAGCTCTTGAGGAAGCTGCAGCTGCACTTAACTTGATTGACTTCGGTACTATTGGCGCTGCTGCTACGATCAGTCTAGGTACTAGGCTGGCAGGCAGAGTTGCAAAGCCTAAGCCTCGTCAGATCTCTGACATCAAGGCTAACAATGCTGCTGGTGCTGAGCGTAGTGTACCTAAGAACTTAGAGTCTGTAGGCAACCACGATGCTGCTGCTGAGTCAGCTACCATGGCGGGGCTAGACCCTAAGTCTAGTAACTTGCTAGGCATGGCACGTCTAGATTCAGCTATGACTGCATCTCCTTTCCGTCTGGATGAAATCTCCTTGATGGGAACGTCTATCGATAACCTAGCTGATAAGATGGTGCAGATGCATCGTGCATCAGTTGAGGCTACCATTGGGCGTCGTACTGCAGAGCTGACACAACTGCGTAAGGGAACTACAACTGATATCGCACGTAACGTAGAGGTAGCACTAGAGGAACTCCCTCGTGAGATTGCTGCACTACGTCAGTCTATCGGTACACTAGATCGTGGTATCAAAGCTCGTAAAGGTAGGGTGAAGCAAGCTGATATTGCTGAACGTAACTTTATGCAGGTTGAGATTGAGAATCAAGCTACGATGCTACGTCGTCTTGAGACTCAGCTTATTCGTGCTGAGAAGGTTGCTGCTAAGCGTCAACGTATCGATGATCTAAACACTGAGCTTATCACTCTACGGTCAGGTCATGTACCAGATCCTATTGCTGCAGCAGTACGTGAGGCAGTAGGTAATCAACAGACAGTGCGTGCTGGTGCCCTCATACGTTCTCCTAAGATGCAAGAGCTACGTCAGGCAGAGGCTGCTAAGCTAGCTGCTTCTACATCAGATGATGTTGCTGAAGCAGTACTGAGTCTTCGTACTGGTCGAGTAGCTGAACGTATCGTTGATGATCACCGAGCACTGGGGCTCTCTGAGGAGTTCGTAGAGGACCTTAAGAACACCTTCCGTATTCCCATTAGTGGGCTAGCAGGTCAGGTAGAAGAGATTGCTCCTGACGCTCTCACGGCTGCTGAGAGGAAGATCTCACAAGAGCGTGTGATCAATAAGATTGTACGTGAAGCTGAACAAGCTAATGAGTCTATCCGTGTAGGTACTGTAACAGAACTGAGTAAAGATGCATTCACTGTACGCTTTACTCGTGGTGGTATTGATAACAACCTCGAATATAAATACACCATGAGTGATACGGGTGTGTTTGAAGGTGTATCTACTGGCGCACTGAAGAATGTCAAGAGCTTCATGAAGTCAGTACTATCTCCTGAAGTACGGTTTGCTCGAGTAGGCGGATTCACTGGTGACTTTACATTCGCTGGTGATCAAGCTGCACGTATCGGTACTAAACTACAGAAGATTGATCAAGAGATTACTAAAGGATTCTCTGCTCAACAGCGGGAAGATCTTGACTCTCTCTTGATGGCTGGTGACGAGAACAAGCGTGTGTTCACAGTAGAGGAACTTGAAGCTGGTATGGCTGAGACTAAGTTCGCTATCAAAGCACATGAGCCTGCAGTAATTGAAGCTTACTATAAGAAGCGTGCTATGCTAGATGAGCTGCACTCACTACGAGAGCATACCATCAAGCGTCATCTTGAGTTCTTAGGCTATAAGTCAGGTAAGTATCTGGATGATGCTGGTGAGCAGGTAGACTTCCTTGCTAAGCCTCGTGATACCTTCCGCGGTGCTGACCTAGAAGATCAGACTAGCATCTGGATTCCTAATGGCGTAGCTGCTGGCGACAGTGCCTACTCTAACATGAAGGCTATCCGCGCTAATATGGAAGTGTGGAAGAATGAAGGCTACGAGATCGTAGAGCTTCTAGAACCTCACACCTTCAAGGATGGAAGTACTGTTAAGTTCGGTCTAGTTGCTGATGGGTTCGGTGTTAAGCTTAGGGATGTTCCACAGAATGTCTTGAACTACCAGCCCGGGTATGTTCCTCGGATCTACCGTTCTGGTTATCACTTCGTTAAAGACATCACTGATCCTGCGCGTCCTCGTACACTATTCGCTACTGAGACTGCAGCAGATGCAGAGAAGTTTGCTAACCAGATGATCGACTTCATGCCAGGTCGTAAGCTTACCTTTAAAGCTGACCGTGAGTTGAATGCATTTGATAAGATCGTTATTGATGCTGATGAGTACGGTGGGTTGTATACTGGTTCACGTAAGGATAACCTACTCCTGGTTAAGACTACTGGTGATACATATCGTCCTGAACGTGTAGGTACTGGTGAAGCTATTCAACGGTACATGTCTAACGTCTCTACTCTGCTACCTATGGCTGAGTATCGTACTACCATTATGCAACGCTGGGTTAACTCAGTAGAAGCACTGGCCGGTAAGACTCATAAAGGATTGATTGATAAGCGTGACCTTAACTCTCCCATCGATCTGCCTAAAGGGCAACAAGAATTGATGGAAGATGCTAGAGATTATATTACTACTCAGCTGCGTATGCAGACTAACGACGAGAAGGCATTTAATAATCTTATGCAAACCTGGTCAGACTCCCTATTCACAGGCTCTGGGAAGACCGCTAAGGCACGTGAGCTTGCAAGGGCTGTAACTATCGGGATGATTGACAAAGACCCGGTACAGGCCATTAAGGGCTTCACATTCAACATGCAACTAGGTATGTTCAATGTACGTCAGCTTGCAGTACAGATCCAGAACGCTGCTATTGCATCTGCTGTAGATCCTAAGCATGCGCCTGCTGCACTGGCAGATGCTCTAGCTATGCGTACCTTCGTTCTAGGTGCACGTAAGGACTGGGATACGCTAGCTGGTGGTGCTGCTAAGATCACTGGACGTAGTAAAGAAGAACTGAAAGAGCTGGTAGACCTATTCGATAAGACTGGTCTATACGATTCTATCAAGCGTACTGCTGACTATGATGCACAGATTGTATCAATGGGTGGCAGCACTATGGCTGGTATCCGTAAGGCTGCACAAGCTGGACGAGTCTTCTTCACTGAAGGTGAATTGATGGCACGTCTCATCTCATTCAACATTGCACGTCGTCGTCTAGGTCCTAAGGCTGGTGTGCGTGAACTGTTTGATGAACACCTACGTCTCTCTATGAACATGCAGTCAGCTAACGCTGCTGTGTGGCAGAAGAACTGGCTAGGTATTCCCCTGCAGTACATGCAAGTATTCACCAAGTTCTATGAGAGGGCTATCCCTGGGCTGTTGAAGAAGCCAGGAGCTAAGTGGTCACGTAAAGAGGCTGCACAAGTATTGGGTGCACAGTTCGCACTGTATGGTACTGTAGGTGTACCTATAGCTGAAGAAGCCTATGCCTTCCTTGCTGACCAGCAGGGTAAGACACCAGCTCAGATGCAACGAGAGATGCCCCTAGTACAGGAGATGTTCGATGAAGGTCTGACTGGTGTGATGGCTACACTGATGGGCTTTGAGAATAACTTCTCTAAAGACTTCAGTATTGTCAGTGGTACCTTCGAGAACAATGCTACTGATCTAGCCAAGGGAATCTGGGATGCTATACATACAGGGTCTTCAGGTGTAGATGCCTTCCGGTTGTTCACAGGTCCGTCAGCTTCAATGACTGGACGTATTGTGGATGCTGGTAGTTCTGTCTGGCAAGCAGCATATGTACTTAAAGAGACTCCTTCAGTGGAAACTCTAGGTACTCAGACGCTCAATGTGTTGGATAACTTCGCTGCTATTACATCTACCTGGTCAGCAGCCCGTAAAGCTATCTTTCTCCACGATCAAGGTATTGTAAGTAAGCGCGGCAACACTATCATCGAGGCTGATAGGTTCTCTGATATCTCCTTGCAGACTATGTTTGCTCGTGCTATGAACTTTGAGACTGATATCGAGACCGCATACTGGGATCTTAAAGACTTGAATCGAACATCTCGTCAGTATCAGAATCAGGACATGGCTGCACTTAAGAAAGCACAGCTACAGTTCATTCGGACTGGGGATATCAAGAGTCTTAAGGCTATTCAAGCTCACATCCTGCTAGGTAAGACACCTGCAGAACAGAGTAAGATGATGGAACGAGCTACTCTAGGCTTAACTGGTGATAGTGACTATGACCGTCAAGTAGAAACACATACGAGAGAGTATATTCTCTCAGGTGGTAGAAAGATTCTCCACCCTGCCACCGCTAATTGAGGATAAACAATGGCTTTCGTACAAGATGTGCCAACCCCTAATGTAAGTACTGCTGCTCCTGTAGCTCCGGGTGACTCTTCTGATGTCATCCGGCTTGGGGGTGTTGAAGATGCCCTCAAGTTTGCAGGACGTGCACTCTCAGGATTCAATGATACTGCCCGTAAGGTACAGGCTGATGAAGTTACTGCCGATGCAGTAGGTGGTATCAATGATCTACTAGAGGAACGTGAATCAGCTGCAGGTATTGAGCGTCAGGTGTCAGGTCAGATAGCACAGATCGGTGCTGATGGTGAGATTACTGATGAAGAACGTACAGCTCTTGAAGGTATTCAAGTATCTCGAGACTTCCTGCAGCAAGCACGTGATACTGGTGTGCTCAGTCAGCAAGGATTCAGTACTCGATTGAATGCACTACGTCGTGCATCTGTAGCCCGGGCTGAGAACCTAGGCATTCAGACTAATATTGAGCAACTATTCCTTCAGAATCAGTCACTTGCTAAAGCTCCTCCTGTTGTAGATCCTACTACTAAGTTCATCACTGAGAATATGGATGCACTTCACGGTAAGGGTAACTGGTCAACTGCTACGGCTGCTGAATTTGTATCTTCTGAGCGTAAAGCACAGACCTTGTTGACTGATCTTACCACAGATGCAGCTCAGTACTCCTTCACCATGACTAACCATATGAACAAAGTCATGCAGAAGATGATGACTGATCAGCAGAATGGTATCATATTTACTGAACAGGACAATGCTAACATTGCACTAGCTGCTAATGATCAGGCTAGTGGGTTCTTGAAGGCACTGGAAGAGAAGCGTAGTGCACTTAACAATACTGGTCGTCTCACGTCTGCACGTAGTGAACAGATTAATGCTGCTGCACAGTCAGTGATGGATGTTAGGGACACATACACTAAGATGTTGACTGACCCTAAGAGTCTTCCTAACTACTTCTCCTTCCAACAGGCAGCTACTCGTGCTACTAAAGGTCTCGAACTGTACAACCAGCTCAACATGCCTCCTCAACTACGTGCTATTGAAGCACTGACAGGAGCTAATGGTGGTAACAACGGTATTCCCGGTAGTGTATTCATTGATCTACTAGATGCTGACAGTAATCGTAGTAATCGTATAGCTACTCTGCTTGCAGAACAAGAGGGATTGGGACGTTCTCCTGATGAATTTAGAAAGACCATGGGTCAAGCTATTGATCAGTGGTTGAAGGGAGTATCCAATGAAGAGCTTGTTGCTAAAGGCATCATGCTTCCTGAACTTAACCGTGTCCTCACTATGGAGGTTCAGCGTACTCCTGCTCAAACTACTGAAGAAGTTGAATTCAAGATTGGTCAGCAGTCTGGAAGCCTCGGTCCTGTACCTAACGACGCAGGGGCTAACACTGCTAACATGGCTGCAGCATCACAAGACTTCGAACAGATTTTTAGTGAGTCTAAGAGACATAATCAGACTGCTGAGTTCACCCGATCCACTAAAGACATGCTCCGTCGCCATGCTTCAGAGCTTACCGGATTCGTGGGAGCTAAGACTGCGTTCGTATTGGGAGTATCTCCCACAGGTCAAGTCGTGGTTAACTTCCGCCCCGAAGCTGCTGCTAATCTGGACGTTCTTAGTCCTTCTGACCAGCGTGTCAGTGACTCACTACGTGCACAGTTGCAAGTATTCGGAGATTATGCCGGGAAAGCCATTAACTCAGGGATGATGACTGTAGACGACCTGTCTGACATGATCACCCCTGATCGTAGCCTAGTAGATCCCCGGACTGGTGAGACTATTGATGCATTCACTGGTGCAGGTGCTACTGAACAAGCTGCTATTAACCGCCTGACTCCTCGTTTTGCACCTGACACTAACTTCCCTGAAGTTCCTGAGAATCTAAGGCTTCAAGGTGTAACTGAACAGGTAGATAGTGACATCCAAGCGGCTATCCAGCTTGAATCTAGCGGTGATGCAGGTGCAATTAACCCAGGATCTGGTGCAGCAGGGCTATTACAGCTAACTCCTGAACGTGCTAAAGAAGAAGGCATAGATCCTAGTGATCCTAACGCCTCTATCCAGGTATTTAAGGAACATCGTGATGAGGTGGCTCCTAAGCTTACTAAGGCAGGGCTGGCAGCCGATGGTCTAAACACCTATATTCTCTGGCAGCAGGGTAATCGTGGTGGTTTAGATATCTTGCAGAACCAGGACAAGAAACTATCCGATCTGTCCAGCTCTCGACGCAGCAACATGCTAGATAATCCCCCACCTACTGCAGGATGGCAGGCTATTGAGAACAAGAACGAAGCTTCTGTCTCTCAATGGGTAGATGGGTGGCGCGAGCGCTTTACTGAAGCAGGTGGTCAGCAACAACAGCCTCAACAACAGGCTATAACTGGTACCCAAGTAGATCTTCCTGATGGTGTATATGAGTTCGAAGGACGTGAAGTTATTGTAGTTAACGGAGCGGTAGTGAGGGAATTGTAATGCCTTTACTGAACTTATTTACCATTCCCAAGGCAGTCTTGAAGGATGTTGATTCCTTTGCAGGTGCAGGGGGTAAGATTACCTTCACTGATGCCCTTAATATTGCTGGTCGTAGCTCTGAGGCATTGACCAAAGAACAACAATCGTCACTGATGTCTAAGTTTGGCAATGATTCTCTTATACAGAATACTCTGGAAAGAAAGAACGCTGCCAAGAATCCGGCAAGGTTGGAGAAGCAGATTAAGAAGCAGTTAATTGCTTTTGAGGTTGTGGAGGAAGGCAGAAAAGCTGGACTTACTCCAACTACGTTTGATCCTGACGCACTGACTGCTAGGAATTTCTTTACACCTGATAGACCAGGTATTGTTCAACAGCTAAGCCGTATCAAAGACAAAGCTAGAGAACAAAAACTTCTAGGTGAGGAACTAGCTCGTAAAGAAGAGGCAGCCAAGCCTATTGTGGAGCTTTCAAAGTTCCGTAGGGTAGGGGAGCTAACCGCTGAACAGCAGAGTGCTCTTGATGCTGCTATGAAGGATCTATTCGACGAGTAATATAAGGGATTAGGACATGCCGGAGCACTTTAACGTACCCGACAGACGATCTAATGATGCACAACTAGGGTACTTAACCGGGCGCATTGAGGCCCTCGAGGGTAAATTGGAAGAGCATATAGAGAGTGAAGATAGGACAGTAAAGTCTATCGATGGTAAGCTTGACAAGATGTCAGAGCTTATTCAGAAGAACTCTGATCAACTAAGTATGTATAAACATCTTGTATTCTTTATTAGAACGATTGCAATATGTCTTGGCGCTTTGCTAGCTGCTAATTGGTCAGAAGCCAGGGCAGTATGGACTGCATTCTTTGGAACTGAGCTACCACCAGGAGGATAGATGAAGAAGAATATACTATTACTACTTATGATGCTATCTCTTAGTGGTTGTTCAGGAGTAGGATTACTTAAAGGAGCTGTAAGTTCCTTAACACCCTCTAATGGTATTAGTGCTGAAGTCACTGTAGCTGAAGAGGTAAATGAGCAGATAGTTATAGGTAATCAGAAGGAACAAGAGATCGAAGGAGAGAATGTTGAGGTATTCAACACAGAGACTATCACTAATATCTCTGAAACCTCACCCCTCCTGCTTATACTACTAGTAATGGGGTGGTTACTGCCTTCTCCTTCTGAGATATGGAGAGGTTTGTTGAATTCTATTAACTTTCTTATCCGTGGGAAGAGAGACTAAAACTATAGAGGTACCTTATATGCCATTCCATATTGACAAAGTAAAGACTACGCCTGTTAAACAGAAGAAGAAGAACAAAGTAGCTAAGTAAACTCGAGACAAAAAAAAAGCCCGAGAGGCTGGCAACCATTAGATTGGCTGTCAGGCTCTCGGGCTTTTTCGTTTCTATCTATTCAAAATCATCCCAATCACTGGGACTATCTAACCTCACTTCAGTACCTACTGCATGAATCAAGTCAGGGATTAGATCCCACATCTCATCACACGTTATCTGTAGGTTGTGGTCCCTGTTCCACTGTATCATCTTGTCCAGCCACAGGTGCTTCAGCCTCTCCTGCTCCGGTATCGTCAGTGATCCCAGTGTTGACATCGTCAGTCATCTCCTGCGCTACTTCAGGTGCATTATCTTTAGCTCGTTCTTCACATAGCCGTGCTACCATACCTGCAAATGTCAGGATATCAGGCTTACGGTTAGTGAACTGATCCTTTAGGTATTGCAGACCACCTTCTTCATCGCCAGCGTCAAGGATAGCCATGTATTCAGGCAGCATCTTATCCAGTTCTTCCTGTGCGTAAGGAGGCAAGGAGATTTCTTCTTCAGTGGTCTGTGCTTCGGGAGCTTTAGTGTTACCAGTCATATTATTGTCCTGCTCGTGCAATCACGGCGTTAGTTAGGATCTTGTGGTCATGCTTAACAGTCTCTTCATCCTTACCTTGGATGTGGATGTCTGTATTATATCTAGAGTCGCTCTTTAGAGTAATGTCGAAGATCCACACCTCGTCATACTTGTCATATCGTACTTCAGATACTGCAATAATCAGAGGACACAGAACAATAGCGCCTCCTACTGTAATCCAATCGTTACCCATTGTCGTTTATTCCTCTAACCAATCTCTTTTGATATGCTTGTCTGCAAAGGGCCAAGTGATTCCTTTGAAAGGACCACGTCCAAGTCCTTTGCAAATGTCAGCATAGCTAGTTTTACTTCCTTTTCTAATCCGCTGCTTAGAGCGTGTGAAGACGAAACGTATATCGAGGTTCGGATATTGTTGCTTGATAAGGAGATGTTTATATCTGTCATCATAGTCCCAAAGTCCTTTAGTCTCGATGATTACTGTCTTCCCACTCTTCGTAGTTATATAGAAGTCAGGAGTATATGTGTGTTCTGTCTCTGGTATAGTGTAGACAATCTTTCCATCGGAAGGTTCATAGTCATATGTAATCTTTTCTTTATCTAATTGCTTAGCTACACCTTCCTCTAGTCCACTACGCCAGCAAGACTTGTGCTTACGTTTCATTTGTAGAACATTCCTGTGTATTGCCAGCTTCCATCCTTGAACTCAGGTGTGCACAGTTCTTCCCATAGTTTAGGGTCAGCTTCTATATCCCTTTGAAGCTTACGTATGCACATGTCATAGACATTATCTTCTAAGATAGGTTCACCTAGTTCATATGCCTTAGCACATTTAAGAATGAACTCTTGTGAGAAGATCATCTCCTCTCTGTCAGTCCTCATACTAGTCAAGTATGTAGTCATCAGTTACGAAAGCACAGATACCTTCTGACAACTCTGAATGAGTAGCTTCTACTGAGACAACTACATGTGGGTGGCAGTTATCATTGATCCACTTAATCATAGGCCTACTGACAGCTTCAAACTCTTTTCTCTGTTCTTCAGTTAGTTTCATATAGTGTTCCTTCTCTTCATTAGACATTAAGCATCTCCTCTTTGTCCTCAAGCATGCACTGGAAATCTTCTAATAGATTAGCTGCTTCATAAGATGTAGTGATCCGAATGTATTCCTTTACTGAATCTTCCCTCAACATCCACAATAGAGTACCATTCTCTTCTATGAACTGTGTGGAGTAACTGCCAAACCTCTGATCGTACAACTTCTTCACTATACGATACATCTCCAGAGGCTCTGTAACGCCCTTCAGGTAGTACTTCACATTAGTCTGACCCATCCCGTAAAGTCCAGGGATATTGTCCGTAGAATCGCCTGTGATGAGCTGTGAGAAGAAGTGATGATACCCTTCAGCTTCAGTAGTGAACCACGGTTCCTTTTCTTTACAGTTGGAGGTGCCCCAAGAGTAGTGCCAACCAGGTACCATCCAAAGATCTTTGTCACGAGAACAGATGATGGTATGTGCCAGTGATTTCATATCGGGGAACCCCGCACACTGAGCCATACTCATACCATCGTCAGCTTCATACCCATCACACACTACAACTGGGTGGTTCAGTCCTGACTTAAGGTACTCTTCAATACGGTCATGCCAGAAGGGCTTTGGTTTATTGCTTCTATTGCCTTTGTAAGGTCGGATAGTTGCAACGTCCTCTCGAAAGTTTTCATGGCCAGACATATATACACAGTAAGTATCTGCTCCGCTGCCATGCATGATAGACTTGATCTTTCCATCTACTCTACTCTTGATCAGTGGCCAAGCTAGGGGCTGTCCTTCTGAGTTAGTGGCACATCCAATTTCATAGCCTTCGTAGGATGTCGCCATCTATGAGAGCTTTCATCCTAAGTATCCTCCTTAAAGTGTCTGATTCTGTGACAATTAGCGCAAAGGAGTACACACTTTTGTATCTCCTTCTCTGCCTTATCCCATGAGCCTGTTAAGAACTTGCTGGGATTACCATCTTTGTCTCCGATATGGTGGAAGTCATAGCAACAACGGTCAAAGACTCCGCCACAATCTACACACTTACCTCCCATATACTCTATAGCTTTGTCCTTCTTACTGCGATTAAGTTCATTAGCAAGACGACGTTTTCTTTTGATGTTTCTTTTATAGTACGCAGACTTATAAAGGTTGTCGCACTCAGAGCATACGTTCGTCCTGCCAAAGGAACACTCCTTGTTCTTGATGAAGGCGTACAGTGGCTTGACAATATCACATTTAGAACAAGGCTTTAGGAGTCTGTCAAAGTAAGTCATCTATCAGTGCCTTCATGAGCTACCCCCTGCCTCATCCACGTCTACACCACAATGGGCACAGAAGTAATGGTCTTCTTCTGAGTCTTCAACTACGAACCAACCACTGCAGTTGCTACATTTGATGTGCTTCCATAGAGAGATAGCCACTACTTCAGCTTTCATCTGTTACTCCGCTAGTTGTGTACGGATGTGATCAAGGAAGCGACGTTGTTGGAAGGGGAGATCAGTACATGTTTCAAGTAACACACCGTGCCGGTAAGGATCACGCACAGCACTCTGTTTGACTTTCAGTTTGTCTGGATCTTGACACAACTCGGTGAGTGTCTCATGTTCAGCCTTAGACTGGATCTCAATGGTGTAAGGACGGAAGGCTTTATTCAAATTAACTTTTGGCATATCTAATTTCCATGTGTGGTTGTGTACCCAAGTAAGAGAGAGGGTCAGCAGGTACCCTCTCCTCCTCATGTAGTTGTGCTAGTGCACTATACGTCGGGTTGGGACGTTGTGTCATGTCCTTGCGCCAGCAGTGCCCCTTGGATTGCACTGCCTTCAAAGTCAAGGGCACGCTTAATGTTGGTTTGACGCCACTCGGGGAACTTGAGGAAGGTATCAACATCAGTCTCATCCATATTAAAAGTAACAGGAGTATTCTTCAGTTCAGTTACGTTCATTCCTTGAGGCATACCAGCTACAGTCTGAATAGCTGCGTAACCGTTATCTTTCTGGTATGATGTAACCATGCAAGTCTTGCCGATCAGTGCTGCTAGGTTATTACCATTGTCAGATACACCGTCGTAACCATCAAGGGTACGTACTCGTAGCATCATGGTAGATGAGACCTTACCTTTCTGCTTAGGTTCATAGTCAGATACATTTACTGACTCCTCTACCCAGAAAGGACGACCATCTTCCATTGCTGTGTCTACTAGCTCGTACAAGAAGAGGATCTTGAACTTACTTTCTACTTGCTTGCCTTCGTACACATATCCTGGCTGATGGCCTAGGTCTACCAGACCTACCAATCGTGCCATGTGGGTACCTGCTGGTGCTTGCTCGCCTTTGTTACCGCCTGTGCTTCTCGCTTTAAGTCCCATGTTACTTCACCTTTCCTAGTGCGCTATAGATTTTGCTCAGTAGTTTGCTGAGTTCTGAGTAACTACCTGCCTCATGCCTATATACTTCTTTAGCCACTGAATAGTTCTTTCCTGACAGCAGGTATACTAGAGCAACCTCTTCTTGTGTTTCCAGTACAATAGTGACTGGCTTGAATGATTCTTCTCGTGTTACTTTCATTTCTAAAATTCCTTTCTCATTTTTAAAGTCTTTATCCGCCGTACGTAAGAAGAAGATACTTCATACTCATTCGCTATAACAGAACTAGACCTAAAATCTTTACGGATATCTTTGACCTGTTCGTAGGTTAACTTGAGCCTGCTCAAACCGGTGTAGAACATATGTTTTGTGTTCTGTGATGATGTCACCCACTGTAGGTTAGACACAGTGTTGTTGCCTTTGTTCCCATCTATATGATTTATTTCAGGGAGTTCCTCCGGGTTAGTTAAGAAAGCTTGTGCTACCAACCTATGGACGTATCTTTGGTTTGGAAATCCATACCTATAAAGGCACACTTGTTTGTATCCGCCGGTGTGAGTTCCTGGACTAAGCTGCTTACCATCCTTACGGTGATAATAACTCCATATGGTACCGTTCTCGTCTACTGCATACTTCTCAAACCCTGGTATTAGTGCACGTCTGCCCATGTTTTACCTATCTTTGCTTCGGCATCTAATGGCAAGTTAAGCTTAAGATCTATACCAGTCTGGATAATAGATTTAACTGCTAGTTCAGCGTACCGTTCAGCGTGTTCTGGACTCACCTCAGCTTCTGCTTCATCATGATAATCAATCACTTTGATAACATCCAGTCCTTCCTCACGTACCCACTTGTCCAGCAGTACACGGGAGTACGTCATGACTACTGCTCCAGCGCTTTGAAGAAGAGTATTAAGTGCTTTGTGCTCTTGGACTCTGCCATCAAACTCCCGCATGGGAACCTTACGACCGTCCAATCCTTTGAGCCATCCCTTACGACTTGCTTTCTTAACGTGCTTGATAAGCCTGTCCAAGACAGGGTTCTCACGGAGGAATTGTGCTTTGAGAAGGGCACCATCATCAGCGCTACCTCCCACAATGCTACCCAATTTCTCAAGGCCTGCACCGTAGTTGAAAGCGTACACAAAAGTTTTTGCGTCATCACGTGTGGCCAGCGGATTAAAGATAAGCAGCGGCTTGAGGTTGTATTCATGTATGTCTCCGTTAAGGAGGATCTCCGTATAGGTAGTGTCGTTCATGTAGTGAGCTAGCATACGTAGCTCTAGACCTGAAGCATCATGTCCTACTAATACTCTGTCACCAGGAGATGAGAATAGTTCTCGACACTGTGTACCATAGAAACATTTGTTAGTTACAGGTAGATCAGCACCCTTAGCCTTGGGGATGTTAGCCACTACCTGGTGCTTCATTCTACTCGTGTTAGTACCCAATGGGTTGACCATCGCTGGTACCCGTCCATCTGGGCGACAGGCCTGCAAGACTCCAGCGAATAATGCAAGACGTTTTGTGTATCTAAACCTGGCTTTGATCTCCTGTCCAACGACGCCAGGGATGGAGTCAAAGGAATCTTCAGTGAGCTTGGGGGATGATCGAACTCTCTCATTGTCACTGTCGAGTGCAAACTGCTTAGGTCGCTGCCCGTAGTATGGAGACTCTGTATCTCTAGACTCATTCTCAGTAACCTTCTTATAGTTCCAGTCAGTAGGCTTCCAACCTACGCTGAGAAGCCATTCGTTGAGCTGCGGGTAGGAGTTAAGATTGATAAGATCCCACTGCACACGAGTATGGGGACCGCACACACAGTCAGGATCAAGAGACTCATCAACTCCACAATCTCTGTCACACCAATCAGTGACGAGCTTCTTGAGTCTACCTTGCTTGGTGAAGGGCTCATCGACAGTGACTCCGAACTGTGTAGGACGGGTAGGTGCGAGCTTAATGAGTGACTCTGTAACCGTTTCGATACACTGGGTGAGATCATCAGTACATTCCTTAGCATGTTCTTGGTCAACGTACACACCATTCAATCGTTGTTGTGTCATGATACGTGCTGACTCATGCTCAACAGCTATGGCTTTATTCCATGCACCTCGTCCCTTCTCTTGCATCAGTGCCTCATACATAGCACACTGAATCTCTACGTCCTTCTGACAACGGTTGATCATGGAAGGTTCCCACTTCAACCACTGTTCTTGCTCAGGTTTCCAGATGCCTAGCCTCCGTCCCCAAGCTTCGACCGAATGTGGACCAGCGCTGCAACCGTCAACGAGATCACGGTCAGGATTAAACAACCTGCTGAGGACGAGGGTATCAATGATCTTGCATGCAGTTCCAGGACTCCAGCCATGGACCCGAAGTAAAGCAGGCAGGTCGAAGTCAATCTGGTTATGGCATAGTAGCTCTTTAGCATTACTCATTAACTCCAAGGCTGGTAACCACCACTCCTTACCCTGTCCATGGTGGAATGTATATGTCACACCTGAGTCTATGTCTTTAAGACTAATGACCCAGAACTTATCTATCTCATGGTGGTACTGTTTACGTTTATTATCCCATGCTTGTACTAGGCCTGTCCCTTCCGTGTCGTACATCAGACGCATGCTTACCACTCCCAGTGGAGATTCTCGTAAGGATTCTTAGGTTCCTTAGCTCCTCGCAGTTTAAAGATATACCCAGGTAGTGATTCAAAGACACTATCTCGTAAAATCCCACCTTCCATGTGCCCTACTTCCAAGGAGATGTCATCATACTTTTTGACTAGGGAGATGCCTGCATTGATGATGATAGTATCATCTCCTGCTAGTTCGTAGATCTTAGCATGGCGTGCTGATATTTCGGGGTCAGTATAGTATGCATACGGTTGACAGAATTTCATAGTTCATCCTTCTTGTTGTTCTTCTCGATCCTTCTTCGCTTGATCCCATCCCATACGGAACCAGCTAGCCTCAGAGTTAGTGTACACACCTCTATGAGATACATCAGGGTCACGTTCCTCTCCTTTACGGTATGCGTTAGCACCATCTTCATGTGCATAGTCTAAGTTACTAGTGTTCATGCTAGCCATCCTTGTACGGTAGTGATTAAATAGAACATAAAGTGTGGGTTGTCATAGATGTAGGTACAACAGACCAGTGCAATGAATGGCTTCTCCATTAGAATCTCCCTCCGTTAAGGTGCGATCTTGCGCAGTTTGAACAGAGAAATGTAAGCTCCCGCCTTGTCGTCCGCGCACGTAAAAGGGCAGCTACCTTTTAGTAGCTTGAATAGTGGGCAAGAACTATCATCGTCCTGGTATAGCTCGATAACAGATCCTCGTGTAAAGGTGTGAGCAAACTCCTCTACGATAAAGATATCACCAATCGCATACCCCTGCTCCTCACAAGGTGTCTGAGGGACAGGCTCTGGTGTCTTAAGTTCTTGAAGTTCCTTGATGATACGGTCGATCTTATTGTTAGTTGATTCACACATTAGAATCTGCTCCTATAGTTAGTATCTTTCTTTTGTTCTTGTTCATCATAGCCAGCAGGCTTAGGTACCTTCCTCATACGTCCTGTCTTACCATCGAAGTGGAGGTACTCGCTGTCTCCAGTTCTTCCTGTAAATCTACACTTAAGGACTGTAACCTTGCTTGTATTAGCGCAATAGCTGTCACCATGCTGTTGATTTCTTGAGAGTGCAATGACGTCCCATGACAATTGCTTAAGTGTTCCAGAGCCTCGCAAGTCGTCAAGACTAGGCGTAGCGCCTTGTTCAAATGATGGCGCATTGGGTCCGCCGGAGGTCTTTTTAAGATGGACGATGAGGAAGATGACAAGTTCTAACTCCTTGACTAGCTTGGCTAGCTTAGTCATGATAGTATCTATACGTTCTCTTTCTCCACCTTGGGCTGCATACTCAGAGACAATGATGGACAGGTGATCCAAGTAGATGAATTTACATCCTTGGGCTGCGAAGTATCTGATCTTAGAGAAGAGGTTTGAATCATCCATTCCTCCAAAGTGATCGTAGCCAAACCACCGTCCTGATCCGTAATAGTAATCGAAGGCTTCTCGTTCTTCTTCATCAGACACCTGTACATCAGGAAGTTCAATACGCTTATTAAGATGGATAGACATGAGACCAGCCATAGTATCACCAGCATCCTCTTCGAGTGCTATGTCAGCGAACTTAAAGTCGGTGGTCTTGTGGTAGTGGTCCTTCAACTCACGCATGAACTGCGTCTTCGCTTATGTTACGTGTGCAGGCTAGGCACACTCTGCATGTTTCCATGCAGGCCAGACTATATCATGAACCTCTAAGCATTGAGGTCCCTTACCATTTCGAGTCCGCCGTTTGGACCCTACTCCCAATCACGGGATAGTCGTTGCACGTTAGAAATACTCTTTCGAGATATGTCTCCAAGTCTTACCTCTCTTAATATCTTCTGGGATATATCGAGAGATATCCATGACTTGTGAGATAGACCTGACAGACAGGCCCTCACCAAGCAGATCGCAAATAGTTTTTACTTGCTGTTCGCTGACCTTGGTGAATCTTTTCTGGAGGTTGTTGGCATGCGCATGGTATTGATTTATGCTTTGCGTACACCACTCTAGATTCTCTACAGTATTGTTTTGCTTGTCACCATCGAGATGGTTGACTTGAGGGAAGCCATCAGGATTCTCTAAGTATGCTTGTGCGACTAGTCTGTGGATAAAAAATTTCTTAGGTTTGTTATCCATGCACAGGGTTACTCGGAGATACCCACAAGAATTCGTATCGGTCTTAAGGATACGGCCTGTCTTCTTGTTGATGACGGTTCCTTCATAAGCTACGATGTAGTTGGGGTAATCTGTTATAGTTTTCATACTGTTTCAGACAGCATTCTTTCTATAAAGTTCCCCATGAACCGGAGTATTTCTCTTCGCTCAGGATTGCCCTCGTCTCTACACGTTAGGGGTTCCCCTGAATTAGATAAGTTATTCGATATATGTTACCACATAAAGGGGCTAAACGTTAGTCCACCCATTCCGCTGCCGGAGGTAATGGTGACGAGTGAACCTAGTCTAGTGCCATATGTCTTGGCATTGATGTCGGTCCATGATTCGGGGTAGGGGTAGCATACTTTATTCTTGCCATGCTTGAAGCGGTCCCAACATTCACCATAGTTGATGATGTTGTCAGGCATGTATGCGCGTGCGTGCTTCATGACATCCCAATAAAGTTCATGGGACTTGCCTTTCAGCACCATATCATTGGCATCCTTCTCCGAGAACTTGGCAATGTAAACCTTGCCTGCTAGGAGGGGACACACATCATCGACTGCTGCTTGACCAGGATCATCTTGATCGAAGCATAGGATAATTTCATCGTACGTCTGAACGAAATCAAAATTTTCTGAGATATCTTTTGAAGCTGAAGCGCTTCCATTTGAGAGGGAGACTACGGCGGGGTTCCAGTCCATGCTGGAGTGTAGGCGGAGGGTCTGGTACAGTGCGAGGGCATCACACTCACCTTCAGTGATGAAGAGTTTCTTGCCATTAGGTTTGCATACTGACTGACCAAAGAGTTCTACGCCTTGGCCATCACCTACAGATCGGAAGTCTTTAGTACTTACAATACGTTTCTTAAAGCTAGAGAGTTTGTTTTTCTTAGTGCGGGGATAGTAGTGGTGGGTGATGGTGTGACCATCAGTAGGAGAGAGAGCAACACGAACATCGAAGTGTTCACATGTCTCTTTGGTGATACCGCGATCATGTAGCGCGCGTATAGGAAAGGACAGACACTCATCTAAGATAGTCTGCTTATCTTTGGTGGGGATAGTACCGGTAATCGGGGTGCTTCGTGCAGGTACCACCTCGGAAGTTTCCTTATTCGCGTGAGTAGACACGCTATGACTCACACCTATACGGTATGGATCAGGATCGAAGTGACCGCACACGAAGCACGTAGCATTGTGTGTTCCATCATCTTGTTTGTACACAACAAGACCATCCGATGAACTACACTTATCATTAGTGCATGCACGTTTTTCTATTACTTGTCCCATTTAATTCCCTTAATCAACATACACATTACTTTTATTATTTCAAAAAGGCTTAGTGTAAATTGGACTGCAATCAGGGAAAGTTAGTTCCATGATCAGGGAATTATTTATACTTAATGTCAATCAGAGGGACGATCTGATAGACATCACCGTCTTCATCCTTCAGTTCCTGCCACTTGACAGAGATAGACTGGAGGTAATCACAATGCTTATCAGCGAGATACTTGAGAGTTGTGTTAAACTCTTTGAACTGTGGGTTGTACATGATAGGTTCTCCTGGTGAGCTACACGTAGAAGTAGATCTGACGAGGTGTGAGGACTTTAACCCCCGACTTACATCCGTCATTGGACCCCGAAAGATCTACTACTAAGTGCAGCTCAATCTGTTGCCACGATCAACAGACTACAGGAGTATCATTCAGTTCAATCAGGTAGCTACTACTGGTTCACAAAGTCAATCACCATACCTGCAACCTCCGGCGTGATACCAGGTACTACGGACGGGTCTGCGCCAGCCATGATGGCAAGGTAAGCAGCCGTCGCAGGGATGCTGAACGGGATGTTAATGTACGTTACGACAGGCCACTTCAAAAGCTTTCCAATCAGGGTGGTGGGTTGCCACCAGTCCAGCAGAAAGAACCACTTGAAGAAGCCCCAAGCCCAGCCAGCAATGCCCAACACTGCCAACCAAACGTACCACAAAGGATTCATGTGGCGGAAGAACAGATCCATAGTAAACGCCATCATGATTCATACCCTCAATGTTTGCACCTGTCTTACAAGTTCAAGTGGGTCAACCTCAGGTACGTGGGATGACACACCGATAACGCCGACCACAATAACACCAAGAGTCCAAACTCCTTTCATGATGTGGGCCAGCTCATGCATTTGAACGCCAAGCATAGGCATCTCCTGTTAGGGGGATATATGCTAGAGCCTCTCTCGTTGCCCGTGAATGGCACACACAGGGACCGGTAACCCAATGGCACAGGGTTAGGTAGAAGGGCTCACCAGGGACAGCACAGAGCGTCTCAGTACGGGGGTTCAACTCCTCCTGTGTCGCTGCAGTGCAGCCGATACATCTTAGTTACCCGAGAGTATGGCAACATCGCTGTCTTCCTGTATAGATACATCACACATGGTACTACTACTCCTTGATTAAAAGCAGGGACTCGATAATATGAATCCCCATAAGTAAATGCAGGCACCGGCAAGTAATGCTGCCGACCACCAGCCAAACACAGCTATATATAGCATGATCAAAATCCTATGGTTGATTATAGATGTGAGGTGCTGCTCATACCACCTCATCGCACCTATTACCCTTGGTCCAAGCCGTTCAGCTCGGGGATGTCGTACTTGAATGCCACGCTACTCAGTGACAGCTTATACACATTTGAATCAGCTTCCGCATTTACTTCTTCCAGCTCATCACACATGGTACGGAAACGCTTGATGAATTGAGACGTGTTCATAGTTCGTCACCACTTAGCTTAAAGGATCAGTGGAGGATTACGTTCCTTGATTGCAATAGGGAACGTAAGTTTATTTAACGGTGTTACCTGGTACAGCTTTGAAGACATATAGGTAACGACAGGTGGATCAGTGCCTGTCACTCTATGCTTCATTGGTATTGGAGAGGGTGGAAGATCACCAGCATCAGGGGGTATTACTTCACCCATGATCTGATACTGGATCATTTGTTTCCACCAACTGTTCAAGTCATCCTTGTATGTGTTGTAACCTAACATGAATATTGCAGTTACAGCACAGGCTAACAAGAACAGAAGGACATTCTTCACACACTCCACTACCACATGCCAGATCCAATTAAAGAGTCCCATCTTTTGTGTGCTACTCTGGCCTTACGTTATCATGAAGGCAGGACACTCGGTTGGTCGGAGTGGAGGGATTCGAACCCTCGGGACTACCATTTCATTCTGCTTACGCAGCCATGTCCTCCCCACCACCGCACCCCGACTAACAGAATGCCCTGCCACCTATATTGCTATTGCTCAGAGATCAGATTGGCTCACTGATCTACCATCATAGCTTGCACACCATGACCTGAAGCTGTTGGTCCTCCCAATGGCACAGGGAATCTTCCAGCACCTAACATTGATCACCCACCAAGCTCCATGGGTGCACTTCAGTTGAGCTATCTTTACTAATGGCTGCCTACCTCAGCCGTTGCATGTCGATGTACCTTGAGGCCCTTGTCTATGCCCACATGCTAAGCATAGCTTGACGACACTCGTAGCCTATGGGTTATCACTTATCTGGTGAGCCCATGCTTATGCGAATTACTTGAGTCAATCATATTTTATACTGGTAACCCAAGTTAACCAGTCGTTCTGTGTGCTATCTGACTACACTATACGTCTCCGTGCTCTGCCATCTTGAGCTACCTGTAATTTGGGAGGGCCTCGAACCCTCAACCGCAAGACGTACCGGATTCAAACCGTACCTTCAGAACCTATCGCTCGAAAGATTACCGTGCTCATTGGCCATGTTGTCTCTAGCTAGCCAGGGTACAATACCTGACCTGCATGTTTCCCATTCGCAGAGGAAGGACGTCTCCCTCATACAGCCGAGCACCTTAGAAGAGGTTTATCGTCCGACCTCCGACAGACATGATGTACCCGTCACCGGTATACACCAACTCCACTACTGGCAAGCTGAGCGTTGGAGGCTTAAGCTTGTGGATCTGTACCCATGTAGTATCGAAGTAACAGATCAGTTCCAGTAGGGAGAGGAGTATAACTATTAACATATCATCTTACCTCCAACCTATTCTTTAAGTTCTACGCAAACAACCTTATATCTGTAGTTATATTTCATACTGTCGATATACTCTTGAGCATCTTCTTCACTCAAAAATGCTGGCGGCAGTGGCCCTCCATAAGGGTCTATACTCTGGACCACGCACTTGTTGATAGAATCTCCGTGACCACATCGTTCAGATATGGTCTGTCCTATTAGGAAGATATTCATAACATATTCCTCGTTAGTTAGTTCACTGATGACCCCTCACACCTATACCAGCATGCGAGGGGGCAGGAGTGATCACCCTAGTCACCCATATGTGCAGCCCAAACACCAACACCATTCAGTGCCATCCACAGTAACAGGAACATACCGTGGAACATCAGCATGACGTCAGGTTCGAAGTCGAAGACCCACTTAACTACATCCACCAGAGGTGTGATAGCAAGCGGCACGAAGATTACATTCAGTGCGAACAGGATCATAATCGTATAACGGCGACCCGTCTTACGATCATCCTCTTCTTTGTTACTTTGTGTTGCAGGACTCTTTGCCATGTGTTTAACCCTCTAATCTAACACGATACTTTAACCACTCACGCACTGTCTCACGAGAGATCTCATACTCACTGAAGTCTTCAGCTAATATGTACCACACCTCTCGTGGATCGTATAACAACACCTCATGCAGGTGACGGGCAGCCTGAACAATGAAGAAGGGCACTGTTGCCCTCCCGTTCAAGCTACCTGACGCCGGATGATGAGGCTTATACATGTCATTCGATCGAGGGCGGTGATGCGGATGATGTGTCCCGTGCCACCGGAGTAGTTCCCCCGGAAGTAACTTCGACATCGGTGGATACCTCATGGATGAGATGGTTAAGACTGCCGTTCAATGACAGCGTATGGATGACACGGGCTGCATCAACGAGGCTGGCAAGATCCTGCTTGAGGATGTACCGGCGTGTATCTTCGACCGTGAGCTTAGCCTTCACCTCGTTCAGCTCAGTCAAGAGTTCGAGGATGCGGGCATCACGTTCAGCGATCACATCCCCGGGGTCAAGATAGGTGGCAGCCTTGTCAACTGCTGCATCCTTAACCCCAACACCAACGGCACTGAGCCACTGGAGTGGATGCTCCGTGAACTTAGGTACCTCCTGTGCTGACACTAACACCGGCAGACTGATGGATACTACGGCAGCGAAGAGTGCTGCTAACATTGAGCGTTTCATAATAGTTATTACCTTTTCTTTTAAGTGGACAGGATAGGTGTGACGTATACCGATGAGCATATGTCACCCCCGGTTAGATGCTGGTGCGGTTTATCCAAGTATCGTTTCTACGGTCAAGAACCATGTCGTTGTGTTCTCCCAAGACTCTGAGATCGATTAGCTTGTTAAGCTTTCGAGCGTTATTCTCATCGAACCACTGCTCAACGATAGTTCTCTTACCACCCAGCACCTGGCGTTGCCACCGATCCTCAACACCCAGCTCAATGAGAATCTTCTTGATCTCCTTGGGCTTGGAGAACACAGGAATACAGAAGGACACGTGATAATGTTCTTCACTGTTATCCGTAATCTTGTTACGTCCCCAGATCAGATAAGGAATACCCAACGTCGGGATGTTGAAGAGGAACCAGATCAGTCCTTTCAGAAACCTAATCATCCCCATTTACCCCACTCTTCCTGATCTGCCCGCTCTGCAACAGCCTTGTGAACTAATGCCGACCGCTCATAACGAGGCTTCTTGTGGAAGTCCTCATCATAAACACCTAGGGCTTCAGCCTTCCTGTCTAACGTGCAGACAGGGCGAACAGCATCAGCCTCTTGCTGAGCGTACTCAGCCTTCTTGCGTTCAGCCATACGTATACTCCTGATGTGTTATACGAACTGTACTCAGGAATGAGCACACCTTGAGGGACAGGCATGAATGACACACATGTCTATCCCTCCGAGTGTAGCTCACGCACACTCACGGAAAGCTTTACATATGATATGGGCTGCCGTCTTTTAATTAGATGAGGCTAGCTTGTCACATGTTCAGCGGCAGCACTGGGCTGCTAGTTGTGTTGGCCACCTTTCTGGTTACCACGCTGTTGGTGGTGAGTATTCTCAAGACGTTTGCGATCAGCAGGAGGAATGATCACCTGCTGTGTGCCACTGGGGATACCAGAACTCTCAAGAGTATACGTCTCACTGTCACCACTAACCTTCTTCGTGCCCTTCAGGGCTTTCACCCACGTTTTCCAATCTTGACCGGGCTTATCAAGATCATGTTTCCTCATACCAGTGAAGGGCTTGCCTTCATAAGGTTCGCCAAGACCTTTCATCTTGCCGGTTGCAGATTCAATGGAGCTGGTGATCTCTTTCTTCTTACGAATGGCAGCGAGACGGTTGTTATTACTAACGACCATTTTCTCGTGCAACTCTTGGAGTTCACCTTCGTACTTACGGATGTGGTTGTCGTAGTTCTCATGATCACGCCACAGAAACCCGAACCACCTCTTCATTTGCATGACGCCGCCACCGTTAAGTAGCTTGTCTCTGTAGAGAGCCATGATAATGTATCTCCTTTAAAAATTTTCATAATAAATAGGGGGAGGAGAGCCGTTCATCGTGGTAATAAGCTCAACCCTCACCCTCTCACATCTAATGAGTAGATTCCTTACGTCCACTCGTCGACGAAAACTATCTTGCACCTACTCTGCACTTACTTACTAGCCTGAGTTATCCTCAGTATGGCCACACCAATACACTTAGCTACAACATGCACATCACCTTACCGGGAGAGGTAGCATGGGGTCTCATACGGTGTGTCTGTTTCATGGCAGTACATCTATGACATGAGTGGTGTGGTATGTGCACACCCTGCTTGCACTAGTAACAAGCACCACTGAATGGCTCACTCATAGAGATATGTGTAGGTTTGCGTGTCAACCGTATACATTAGGTCATCGTTGTGGTATGTCTCACACTTGGTCAGGTCAATCACACTACTGATACTCAGAGCCAGATGCCCGGGCATCCAGATAAGGGCAGTACTAATGAGAGTTATCTGAGAGTGTAAGTTACAATCAGCCTACAAGATGACAGATGGTTGACGTTGTATCACTTAGCTAGAAGACTTCACTTGATCACCTGCTTCATACATGCTGGTTCCACGTTTCAATGTGGTGTTATGGGTAGAGATAAGCCCACTCCAGAGATGCCGTACGTCATCACGACTATGCTTCACAAGCTTGAGGTCCATGATCTATCTAGCTCTTCACTTATGTTCTACTATCTGATTACCACGCGCACTTAGTGCATAGCGGGGCTGGTTACGATGGGGTTACCATCAAACACACGACCAGGTAGAATCAATCCGTGGTCTTCACTGAACTTCATGTTCAGTTGTTCACATGCCTTATTCAACAGGCGGTTATGGGTATGTAACAGTTCCTTCGACGCTTGACCAGCATGAATTAACTTCGAGTACATATCTGATAAGGGGGCAAGGCAAATGTCTTGTACACAACCCTCTTCATTATCACGCTGCTTGGAAACAGCCAACGCTTTAACATATGATACTGCTCGAATAGAAGCAACCCTCCGCGCCTCTCGCTGACGTGCCGCAGAAACAACCTTCTTATGTGAAGGATCAAAGACCCGATCAGTCACACTCTTACGAAGGATCTTACTAAACACTGAAACAGTCCGATCATCATGGTTACGTAGCCATGAGCGCAGCTTGTAGACTTGACGCTTGGCCTCATGCTCTTGACGTTCAGTGTCCTCCTTACGTACTGCTACTTCAGCCCGACGAATGATCTCGCTAGACGTAACCGACCGGTTAAAGTCAGGGTGTACTTGTTCTACTTCTTTCTGACACCACATATCACGATTAGAATACATCGGATATGCTGCAGCGAATGACACGAGTGCAGTTGCCTGATCCTCGGTGACGTTCTCGATCACAGTAACCAATCGATAGGTCATGCCCTCGCCATGTTGCTTGAGGTACTGTCTCATCAGCACACGTTGCCGGTACTGATCCATAGCTAACACTAGGTTAGCATGTCGGGCATCCCTATGATGTTCAGCCCTTGCCTCCCGACGTGCCTTCAACATTAGAAGACGCTTCAATCGTTTGGCATAGACGTGTCGCCCATGCATCTGGACATACACATCATTCATGAAGCCGTCAACAATACCACCATTGCTAAGGTGATCAGATGACCTGACCTCGTGCTCTCGCTGCAGGATAGCTTGGCGTGATCGCCGCATGTCCTGCACTTGCTCCATGAAGTTATGCTCACCAGCCAGTGGCACAGGCTGATGGACGTGGTGTCCACCGTCTTCGGGGGTACCAGATTGCTCACCTTGGTGTGAGCTGTCGTTAGCAGCGGGCCACGGCGGCCCTTCTACTTCCGAGGGTGCTTGTTGATTGGGTTGTCTGGACAACACTGCACTGTCGACATAGCGCTTGGCCATCTCGGTGGTACGGATGAAGTCAGCCTTACGAGTGGCGGATTCAACTTCCGTATGGTGCACATTGTTAGTGCGCTCCTGTCGTGCATTAGCAGACCGCTTCAAGTGCTGTTCCTTTACCCGCTGCCATGACTTAGGTACATAGAGGTAGCGCAGGGTCTTAACCTTCAGCGTACCTAGAGGTATCCCATGTATAAGCAGTGGTTGTATGTCCATGACCGGGACAAGTTCTTGCTTGTCTTTCGGGTGGACAAGGGACGTAACACTATTCCTCAGTGACTTGGGAGTCCATGCGAACTCCTTCAACCATAGATCATAGCGGTCTTGATCGCCACGTACATCGTGACCATTGTCTGTTGCCAGTTTGACAGGCGGAGCCTTCCTTATCTCTGCCTCTCCTGGTATGTCCTCAGCCGGCTTGATGGCGAAGGCTACACTTGTAGGGTGCGCCGCCAACAGGCTAGCTTCAGTGGACTGCAGGAGAGACTGCAAGGTATTGCTCCGCATTGCGGCGTAGGGTAGTACCGCCCGGTTGATCGGGATCGGTTTGGTTACCCTGTGGGTCAGCCGCTGTTGATGCGAATGATGCCGATAACAGTCACCACTCACACCCTTACCGGCAGCTTTGCGAACTCGCATAGCCATATCCTTTTCCGATTAAGAGTTAATGTGAATGACTTACGTTTGTACACGGCTCGCTGTTGTTGAAAGGAATCACTAACCTCGGCACATCACCACGTCGTAGCATGTGGGTAGGACACAGGCTACAGTAACAACTCGTAGGAGATTAACCAATGATGTGTACTTACTGGTTGCTATCCGATCTCAGGTTCGCCGGTTATCTGCATTGGTGGTAGGGATACTCGTCGTCCACTAGACCATACAGTAAGGCGTCAGTCTTTTCTTCAGAGCTGGGAGGCTTGACATCACCCAGTCCGAGGGCACGCTTGGTGTCCTCAATAGACTCTACCAATGCTTCGATAGAATCCTCCAGCTTTTCTAGTTCCTCAACAAGTGAAGACATGGTGTTAACTCCTCATCCCATTGGCTCAGCGGGATTCAAATGTCACATGAGAAAAGTAAGACCTTCCAAGGAGTTGGTTGCGCCTTACACTTGATGATGAATAGCACAGCAGAAATCCCTACATGTACCATCATGTTATACCACATCACCTCGATGAGCAGATCTCCAACCAACAGGACTCGAACCTGTATCTCAGCCTTCGTTAGCACTGGCTCTATCCAATTGAGCTATGGTTGCAGGAGGGAGGGGTGATAAGATGATCGTCGGGTATGCTGTGCTCTATGCTACGCACCTCACAGTACGGTTACACATACCTTATCGGCAAAGATATATGGAACCACACTGCTTGATGCATAGTCTAAGCTTTACAAACAAGGATACTGAATGGCACACACAGAGCCTTGCTTCAATGCATGAGTGACTGGCACACACTCAGCTACATCAGCACTCATAAGAGTGACTAACTTCTATCGCCTATGAGGCTGGCATAGCATGCTCTCATGTTGTGAGACACACGCTATAACTGCATCATGATAACCACGTTGCTACTGCAGCACACACTAACATGTACCACATGAACTCAGTCAAAGACATCTTCACTATACACACCTCTCAATGTCTCGAGTACTATGTATGATCGTGCCATACAACTGTGCCATAGCATGTTAAACGTATGGCTCTTAACTTCAGGTGCATTCTCTGACACTACCTTCCAGTCAATGCCTTTGAGCATTTCCATCAGCAATCCATTTGCATCTTGATCACAATACTCGGGCATCTCCTTGACTGCCTGCTCATACCTGTCATCAGCACTACGTGCCTCAGGAGCAAAGATGAATAGCGCTACCAACAGACAGAACAAGACTGCCATTACGGTGTCAGTTTTATCAGGAGTTTTCATTGTCTTTCCCCTACTTAGAGATGCTTGTTGATAGATCTACGTTAGGAATAATAGTTTCCGGTTTGAAGATCACCCTATATCTGTACACACTTACCTCTGCCGGACGTAGTTGTTCAGAGAAGTAGGTTACCTGTCCACTCAGACCGAGGTAATGCTTCTTGAACTCATCAGGTCCAGTCTTGCATGTCACAGCAACCCTGTTACCATACTCGATTGAGCAACGCCCTTCGATAGAGAGCAGGTACTCCCCCTTCCAGGTGTTATAGAAGATAATCCGACGATCCAACTCGAACATGTCTGCTGACTTGGACAGGTTACGTGATGCAACCTGAGCATCAGTACTACATCCTGCGATTGCTGCTACTAAACACAGAGCTATTATACTTTTCTTCATGATCGTGTTTCCTTTTGTGATATGTAATGTTGTCTAGACAACACTCTAAATTTAAGGCGTAGCTATGCCACCTTACTGGTGATCATGGATCGGAAGATACGTCCTACTATCCCATCTACATCCACTTGGAAAGTCAGACGACCAACAGACAGCACCTTACCAACACGGATGCTAGTGCCTGGTGCTACACGGAAGCTCACTTCCTCCCCTTCAGCAAGGGAGTGACCAGCATCTACCATCTGGTCCGATCTTATTGCATGGTTAAGGCGACTCATGGTCATCCTCCTTAGGCATAGTGTTTAGAAACTTAGGGAACAGATACACCATGATGAGCGTGCTGAATACCAGCCCACCTAGTGATAGAAAGATTTTATAAAGTAAATCTAAATCCATAAGCATGGGCCTCTTGCTCTTGTGTGTTGGTTGAGTTGATGTTGTCTAGACAACGTTGTCTTACTTAGGTCGGACTACTCCCAGTGTGTAGCCAAGGTATAGGCAAAGAGAGATACCTCACCCACTCTTAAGAGCAGCCCGACCTAAGTATCCTAAGCACGGATGACCTGCTCCATCAGGTTAAGGAATCGAGCACCAGCTTTGACAGCACCTTGAACAGTGGCGTATGCCTGAACACTACGCACTCTCTTGATGTGCGTATAAGTCTTCAGGCGTATCTCGTAATGATACTCAGGTACGAACCCACTCGCTATATCAGCAGAGATAACAACTACAGTTACGGTAGGTTTATTCACCGTTCCACTCCCTTTCAGGTAGAGTAGCCACGTCCCACAAGAACACTGCAATACGCCACCAATCCTTTCTTCTATTCTTATTCTTATAAGGATTCTTTTTCTCCACCTCTAACAGACTATCACTCTTGTTAACAGCATCTCTCGCTGTCCTTACAAGCTGATGTGAAAGTTTCTTCTTCATGATACTATCCTCTGATGAATGAACACCGGGATGCCCACACCTCCTATGTGTAGGTCACCCGCTATTCACTATTACCCGTTGACAACAGACGCCACTGCCTTGCTGGCGATGTTCTTAAACTGTTGGTCAACATTCTTCAACATCTTGATTGCTTTATCTGGATGGACTCCTTGCGCACTTGCAGTGATGGACATGATCAGCTCGAGCACACGCTCATCAAGATCGGCAACGGCTTCAGCTACCTGCTCCACCTTTACATCGGTCTGAGTAGTCTCACTCTTCTCGATGTTGGCGGAGCCCTTGTCATCGGTACCCTTACCGGTATCCTTGACGTGCTCACCCTCAGCAGCGATGGAGGCTAGAGCTTGACGCCCTTCCTCCTCCTTCAAACGTTTACGTTCCTTACCAGCCCAGATCTTACAAGAGCTGACGGTGCCATGCATGTTGAAGTCACCACCCAATTCAATGAATGCAATCAGTTGTGACTTCGCATTGCTCCAGCAACGAGGGATTACACCACCCATACCTTCAGCCTTACGCATGTGTTCCTCTGCGGGCTGACACTCACTCTCAAACTGCAAGCGAATGGCAGTGAGGTTAACATCCTTCTCAGCAGCAACAAACTTAGTTACAAGTTCTTTACTGATACGAGCTGACTCACGGTACAGCACAGCACTCACGCTGATACCTGCCGTATCAACCTCACGCTGAGCAGCCTCGGTCATTACTGCAACCTTGGCAGCCTCAAGGAGGCTAATAGTTTCGGGATCTCTAATAACCTGGACGGTTACTTTAGTTTCATTAACAGACATATGTCACCTCCATAGGGACGTTGAAGTCTTTATGTGGAAGTGAGCTTCTGTGTTGTTGTCTAGACAACATCAGTACTCACAAAGCAGAGCCCTACCTACTATCTGAGAGGGAGTTGAGGGCTCTCGATTGTGAACGCTGGTATGTTACCCAGACAAAGCAATCGGTATTACTATCAGAGGTATAGGTATGCACTGCCATGTGCTCCCTTGGTAGGGAACACACAACAAACGCACTAGTCAATGCAGGTCACAGCCAACTCAGCCATGGCAGCAGATGTTTCAGGAGTCATCTCGATAGATAGACCCCTATCCTGTGCTTTCAATGCAGCATTGAGTAAGGCTAACCAAGGACACCGGAACACAGACAGTGGTTCTCCCGCACAATACACACGGTATTCACCAGCTTCTGAGTCAGCGATGTGGATGATCTGAACATTCATAGGTGTAGCTCCATATGTGTTAGCACATGGCAGCACACACCCATACACTTCTGATCTTAGGACTAGTCGAGTAGTTACTAGGGGCTTGCGGCACTTATCAGTGGGCACCATTAGACATATTAAGGGCGGGCAGTAAACTCCTTACGTAAGGGCTTACACTTACCTGATGATGTAACAAAATGAGTGTCTTCGTGATTATGATTCCACTGATCAGGTGCACCACACATGCCTAAGGTAGGCATAGCATCCTGACTAGAGAACTCACGTTCGAAGGGGTATGGCTTCTTCTGAGGCTTGATGCCAACATTCTTCATAGCCATACGGAAGTCCATAGGTTCACACTCTACCTGTGACTCCTTGGCTTTGGCTATACGCTTGGCAATCTTACGTCTGTTGCTGAGGCTCTTGATCATATGGATATCCCTGTATTATAGGATGCCCACTGAAAAGCACCACAAGCACACGAAGCACGCTTGCTCGATTGTCCTGTTTAAATCTTTTCAGTCGGTACGCTTTGATGTGCCCGCTAAGCGGGGCACCTATTGCTATGCGAAACGAGCTATCACATAAGACGTAGTATCGCGCTCAATGCGGGCAGACTCGACAGTAAACAACCAACGAGGTAACCACTTAGCAAGATAGCTATTACTTCTCAGAAGTAGCCCCTTGCCGTCATGGGTACGCTTTAGATGGTAGTTAGGCATAGTTATATCTCCAATGTGTGAGTGAGCACATCAAAGAGTACCAACCTACTTGCTATAGAGTATGTAAGGCCGTAAGCCAAGACTCCGATAGCGTGAGGGTTTCCTACTAGCCTGCACCTGGCAGCTACTAGCTAGTATGAATACCCACAAACCCAGCGATGTTAATCAGCGTGTTAGAGTCGGTCACCCAGTCTTAGGGCTTCGACTATATGACTACACACTACAACTATACAGTCAGCCATAGAACCCCGTTCAAATGCCTTGCTACACTAGCCAAGGAGCGGGCTGTTTAACACTGATCAGTCTATTAGCAAGGGTACGCCCACCGGAATGGATACCTTCCCCTCTAAGACAGTCACAGCGCGTTCAACTGTTACTGTTAAGTATTCAGCATGTTGTCTAAGACAACACAATTGCATACGTTTTAATCGATACCCTATGATGTGCCCGCTATTGCGGAGCACCATGCTTGACGTTATGAATAAGTCCACCGATGTAGTAATACCTACGGTTTAATTCTTCAAAGTTCCACTTATCATTGTCCCTATCTTCAATCTTAGATAGCAGAGATTTATGCTCGGCTTCCAAGAACTCAAGGACAGCAATGTCTTTGTCTAGTGGCGTCATGGTATATTCTCCTGATGTTAGTAAGCACATCATAGAATACCGATCAACTGTATGTACTAGGGATTCCCTAGCGTCTGGTATATGTAGTGTATCCGTTTATCTCCGTATGGTTTGTTGCTGGTGGGTAGATTAGCTGACCGTCTACCCCTTTGCAACCCTATGTTTAATAAATCTTTTTCTACATCTACCGACGTTTGTTTGCCGGCAATAAACATAATGCAGGTGGTGTGCCAACTTTGAAAAAGGTATATGAATCAATGAGTTAGCATGAGTACTGTGTAGATCAACAGTGGTATAGGCGGCAAGGTATTGCCGTAGGGTGGCAACATATTGCCGGTAGGTGGCAAGGTATTGCCGATTGTATATACAACTAGTGTAGATACCGGGGTAGATATGAATGGTAATGAGAATGATTATCATTTGCATTAACGTGCTGGGCCATCGGATGCGAATAGTAATGGTAATGATAATGGTTCGTATTACCTGAGAGCTGCATGGGACTAAGGATAGAGAGAAGGAGCTAGTGATAATGATTCGTATTAGCATCGGTTAGTGGTGAGTGTATTGGTAATGGTGGGGATAATGCACATAAGACTCATAAGGCTAGTGAGAACCAATATCATTCGTATCCCAGGCTACATGGGGTATCCAGGGGGGTAGCCTCGCGTGACTACTGTTGCATTGTAACTAATAAATATCTAGTAGAAATTATGGGCTTTGACCTATCCTATCGCCTCGGTAAGATACACATTCAAGTCCCCCAGGACTCTCATATACACCAATAAAATACACACCTAATCACGTAGGACTTCCTAATTATCCAGATTTGGAGTGTTACCTATATTACAACTATCCTCCTTCGCAGAGGACTATTTAATTTATTTTAAATATTTATTGAACTTAATGTATTTTTAGAGGTCTATAATAAGCATTATATAATTATATTACTTAAAGTTAACTTTATGTATATAGATATCTGTGAAAGAAGTGAGTGATAACGAACTGATTGAAGATATTTAATATACTTTTAATATCTATTAAAGGATAAGATTAATATGTCTTCTCTTGCTGATCTACTCAATAAACGAGAACGTACTCTAGATAATCCTGCTCGTACTATCTTTACTTCAGTAGCACGTACTACTACTACTAATTCAACTGACCAAACTAAGACTGCTGGTGTAGGTATTAAATTATATCTAGATATCTCTGCAGCTTCAGGTTCATCTCCTACATTAGATATTGCTGTTCAAGGTAAGGACCCAGTAACAGGGATGTACTTCGGTATCCCTGATGTTTCCTTTGCTCAAAAGACTGGTACTGGTGGAGATACTCTAACACTATATCCAGGTATAGCTGAGACTGCTAACCGTTCTATATCTGATATTCTTCCTAAGACTTGGCGTGTAGTAGCTACCATTGGTGGTGGTACTCCTAGCTTTACATTCACTATTGGTGCGGAGTATATTTAATCATGGGAACTACTTACGTACCAGAGGCAGTAGGTAGTGGTGTACAGACTACTTCTACTCTGAATGATAACTTCACTAATATTCAAACTGCATTAGCAGCTACTCTGTCTAGAGCAGGTACAGCTCCTAATGGTATGAGTGCTGACATTGATCTTAATTCTAATGATCTATTGAATGTTGCTAACATCAATACAGATGCTATGGTGCTTGGTGGTGTAGCCGTTACAGGTTCTGCTAATCTAGTTCAGACACAATTTGTAGAGAATGTTACTGCACTAGCTGCTACTACATTTGCTGTAGGCACTATTGTAGAAACTAAAGGATATGCTGTAAAAGGTGATGGTGGACAAGCTCGTTACCTGATTCAAACATCAGCAGAGTTCGGAGCTACACCTGATGAACTAGGTGATCATACTGACGCTAATAGTAATGTTGCTGCTATTCAAACTGAGACTATGCTCTCTCTTAAACAACTAGGTTGTGTTGGAGATGATGTTGCAGATGATACTACAGCATTGATTGCTGCTTGTGTTCGTGGTACTGATCTCATAGTTAATGATGGACTCACGTTCAAAATTACTACAGTTGTAGCTATGCCAACAGGTTGTGTACTACACGGTCCGGGTACTCTAAATCTAGCTGGTATTGATGGTACTGTTTACCTAACTATGACTAGCGCATCTAATGCTGGCTTAAAGAGTGTTATCCTTACAGGCACAGGTAATGCATCAATAGCTGGACGTGCTATTAGGATGAGTACTACAGATAATTGTTTTGTATCTGAGTGTGACTTCACTGATATTGAAGGTTCAGGTGTAGAACTTAATCTGACTGCAGTTTCTAATATAGTAACTAAAAATAAGTTTACTGATTGTAGTGGCTTCGGTATTGTACTAGATTCTGCTGCCAATGCAAATGAAATTAGTTTCAATAAAACTAAGTCGAATGGCCTAGAGTTAATCGGACTAAAGCAAAATAGTTTCTACAATCGTATTATCGGGAATATTGCAGAGAATACTGGGGATAATGGAATCTCTATTTCTGGATTCCGTAACTCAATCGTTGGCAATACTTGTGTAACTAATCAAAAGGCAGGCATCTGGATATGGGGTGGATTCAATACCGTAACTGGCAATACCTGTTTAAATAATAACCAGATTGCATCTACGTGGGCTGGGATTGGTGCATCATCTAATTTTGGTGGTACTGGTCAGAACAATATTATTTCAGCTAATATCTGTGAAGATACTCAAGCTGTAGCTACACAGCATAACGGAGTTCGACTTGGTGGTACTGGATACTCTATCTGGGTTACAGCTACAGCATATACTGCAAGTACAGACTTTGTTACAAATGGATTGAATATCTATTTAGCAACAACTACTGGAACATCTGGAGCTACAGCACCAACACATACTTCTGGCGATGTGTCAGATGGTGGTGTTACTTGGAGATTCATTAGAACTTTCAATCTAACAGCAAGCGGTAACTACAACAATGTCTCAGACAATATGGTGCTTAGATCTGCATCTGATGACTATTTTGATGTTACAGGGTTCTCACTAAACTCTTTAAATGCTGATGTTAATCAGATCTCTACTGGTCAAACAAACCACCAAATATCTGGTATTCAACGGATTGAAGGTGCTACCACGATATTCTTAAATATCAATGGGACAGATGAGCTTAGAGTAACATCAACAGAGATGCGACCGGAAGCAGATTTAGGATCTAAGTTAGGACTAACTAACAGGAGATTTTCAGAAGTACATTCGAATGCTTTCTTTAGCGGAGCAAGTGGAGCTACTGTAAAGGTTGTAGGTGCCCGTCAAACAGGATGGACAGCTCCTACAGGTACTTCAGATAGAACAACATTCGCTACTTCGACTGTTACACTGCCTGAGCTAGCCGAACGAGTTAAAGCACTTATAGATGATACAACTACTCACGGACTTATCGGTACTTAATATATGAGTAAGTTTAAAGATAGTATCGGACGTTACTTTACTAAAGGACTCTTCTGGGAAACATGTAAACCTGAGAACAAAGACTGGGCTTCGTATACTCTTAAGGAGGTAGATCATAAAGGTCTGCCTTCTCTTAAAGTTCTATATTTGAAGTTAAGTACTTCTCCAGGTGCAGGCGAGTATGACTTCGCTAAAGCTTGTCTAGGTGGATGGAAGCATTGGTTAGTATTGACTGAGAGTGCATGGTTCAAACCTTATCTTGAAGAGTGGCGTGAAGAACTTGAGATTAAAGTTCGTAGTGAAGCTATCAAGCAGATTGCTAAACATGCCAAGTCTGAGAAAGGATATCAAGCTTCTAAGTTCTTAGCAGACTGTGGATGGAATCTTCATAAGGCAGGACGTCCTTCTAAAGCAGAAGTAACTCGCGAAGCTCGTATCGCTGCTAATGTTAAGTCTGAAGTTGATGATGATCTGAAGAGACTACAACTGGTAACTTAATATGGCACCACGTAATAACATTGACATTATCCGTGAAGCAGCAGAGTCAGATCTATATACCTTTGCTAAACTCATTGGGCCTAACCGTCTATACGGAGATATTCACAGAGAAGTGTTTACTTGGTTACAGGAAACTGAACAACCTAACCAACTACTGTTGTTACCTCGAGCGCATATGAAGTCGCACTGTATTGCGGTATGGTGTGCATGGTGGATCACGCGGCATCCAGATACTACTATTCTTTACATTTCAGCTACATCTACATTGGCCGAGCAACAACTCTTTGCTATTAAGAATATCTTAACTAGCAAGAAGTATAAGAAGTATTGGCCTGATATGATCCATCCTGAAGAGGGTAAGCGAGAGCGGTGGGCGTCAACTGCTATCTCGGTGGATCATCCGAAACGTAAAGATGAGGGCGTCCGTGATCCTACCATTATCGTTGCAGGTCTTACTACTAACACTGTAGGTCTTCACTCAGATGTTATCGTAGCAGATGATGTCGTAGTTCCTGACAATGCACACACAGAAGATGGACGACGTAAGTGTTCAAGCGCTATGTCTCTTATGGCATCTATCTTGAATACTGGTGGTATGATTAAAGCTTGTGGTACACGCTATCATCCTGCAGATCAATATGATGTGTGGAAGAAACAAAAGATGGCTACCTTTGACGATAACGATGAGATCGTTGGAGAAGAACTTCTATGGGATATTAAAGAACATGTCGTTGAAGATGATGGACTCTTTCTCTGGCCTAGAGAACAAAGACCAGATGGTAAGTCGTTTGGCTTTAATCGCAGAGAACTGGAGAGAATTAAACAGTTGTATACTGACCGAACCCAGTTCTATGCCCAGTACTACAATGATCCGAATGACCCCAGCTCCGACCGTCTCAGCCGAGATCGTTTCCAGTATTATGACCAGAAGCACATAAAGTTTACTGATGGACAGTGGCACTTTAAGTATAGTCCTTTGAATGTGTACGCCTCTATTGACTTTGCATTTACAGTTAGCAAGAAGGCTGACTTCACAGCAATAGTAGTTGTAGGTGTAGACCCTGAAGGATATATTTATCTGCTGGACATTGACAGGTTTCGATCTGATAAGATCTCCGGTCTATTCGATCATGTAGTGTCGATGCATGAGAAATGGAATTTCGCTAAGCTACGAGCTGAAGTGAACGCAGCACAAGGAATGATCGCTAGAGATCTTAAGGATCGGATTAGAAAAGAAGGTATGCGTTTATCTATTGATGAACATAAACCTACAAGACATACAGGCACTAAGGATGAACGTATCCGTGCAGTGCTAGAACCACGATATGATAACCAGACTATCTTCCACTACCGTGGTGGATATGTAGGAATACTTGAGGAAGAACTCGTACTTGCGCGTCCTCCTCATGATGATATTAAAGATGCCTTGGCCTCTGTAATTGAAATTGCAAAGTCGCCACGAGCTACCCGAAGGTCTAAGAAGACCAATAATAATGTAATCTTTCATAGCCGTTGGGGCGGAGTAGCACACAGATGAGTATTAAAACTCTTGAACTTAAAGACCTACTGACCCAAGATAACTTGGCGAAGACTATTGCTGAACGGTGGGATTCATTTAATTCTCAGCGTCAAGGCTGGTTGAATGAGTTGGAGGAGCGTCGGAATTATATCTTTGCTACTGACACAACTTCAACAACTAATGCAGCATTACCCTGGAAGAATAAGACTACGCTTCCTAAGCTAGCACAGATCAGGGATAACTTGCATGCTAACTATTTGTCTGCTCTCTTCCCTAATGATGAGTGGTTGCGTTGGGAGGGCTATACATTAAATGACGAAGTACAGCAGAAGCGACAAGCTATTCAAGCTTACATGTCCAACAAGACTCGCATCTCTGATTTCCGTAGTACAGTGTCCCGTCTACTGTACGATTATATTGATTATGGTAATGCATTTGCTACAACTGATTGGACTGATGAATCTAAGTTAGACACTGAAACTGGCGAGGTTATACCTGGTTATGTAGGTCCCCGACTAGTTCGTATCTCTCCTCTTGATATCGTATTCGATCCTACCGCTTCTTCCTTTGAAGATACCTGGAAGATCACCCGTACCATTAAACACTTCGGCGAACTGGAGATGGAGTCGGATGCTAATCCCCACTTCAAAGATATCCTCGCTAAGGCGAAACAAGTACGAAGTGATGCAAGTTCCTTTACGCGTGATGACTTCCGTAAGGCCGTAGGATTTAGTGTAGATGGCTTCGGCGATCTCCAAGAATATTTGAAGTCAGGATATGTAGAGATCCTCGAATTTGAAGGGACCATGCATGACTGGGCTACTGGTGAGCTGCTAGATGATCATGTGATTACTATCATTGATCGTCAACACGTAATCCGTAAAGAGCCTATCCCTGCATGGAAGCGTAATGGATATAAAGTACACGTTGGCTGGCGTCTCCGTCCCGACAATCTATACGCTATGGGACCTTTGGATAATCTCGTTGGACTTCAATATCGACTAGATCATCTAGAGAACTTGAAGGCTGATGTATTCGATCTTATCGTAGCACCACCTCTAAAGATCTTTGGTGATGTAGATGAGTTTAAATGGGCTCCATTTGCAGAGATCCATATCGGTGAAGGTGGTGATGTACAGCCTCTAGCTCCTACTGCGAATGCTCTCCAAGCTAATATAGAGATCGCACAGATTCTTCAACTGATGGAGGAATTTGCTGGTGCACCAAAACAAGCTATGGGTATTCGAACTCCTGGCGAGAAGACTGCTTTTGAAGTACAATCTCTTGAGAATGCGGCAGGCCGTATCTTCCAAGAAAAGATCCAGCAGTTCGAAATAGAAATGCTAGAACGTAGCCTCAACAACATGCTTGAGGTTGCACGACGTGAATTGGATGGTGCTGATGTTGTCCGTGTAATGGATAATGATATTGGTGTTGCTCAGTTCCTTAGCGTTACTAAAGAAGAGATTACTGCTAAAGGACATCTACGTCCTATCGGTGCTCGGCACTTTGCAGCACGGTCACAGCTCATTCAGAACTTGACAGGTATTACTAATTCAGGTGTGTGGCCTAAGATTGAACGTCACTTTAGCGATAAAGCATTGGCTAAACTTGTTGAAGACAGTTTCCAACTGAAGCGCTTTGAGCTAGTCTCGGATAACATTGCACTGTTTGAAAAGGCTGAAGCTCAGCAGCTGGTTAACCAGATGGCTGAAGACCTGGCTGTTGAACAAGCTACACCAATTGAAGGGGGGCCAGTAGCATGAGTATGAGTGTTAAGTGGTGTGCCCACCTAAAAGGATCGGACAAGGAAAACTTTCAGAAGTTTGTCCGTTCTAATTCAGATCTCCTTAGACGCCTTGACCAGATCCTTACTGAAGATCTTGAAGAGACTTATTTGGAAATGTCCCAAGCGGATTCATACCAGACTCCTGCTTGGGCAGAAAAACAGGCTGATCGTTTAGGTAAGATCAGGACTTTACGTAAAGTTAAAGACTTAATTAATATTTGGAGTTAAAATGGCTGACGATATTTTCGGCAACCCCGGAACTGTAGTGCCTGCACAAGATACACAGGTAACCCCTGCAACGACCGAACAGCCGGTCACTAAACCTGCTGAGTCCCCTCAACCGATTACTGATCCGTATGCTAACCTGCTCTCGGGAATCCAGGCGGAAGATGGACGACAGAAATACGCAACAGTATCAGATGCGATCAATAGTATCCCTCACGCACAGACCCACATTAAAGAATTGTCTGATAAGGTGAAGGATCTTGAAGGGAAGCTAGATCAGTCTACTTCTATCGAGGACGTACTGAAGCGTGTTGAACAGTCTAAACAAGCTGTCGATGAGACACCCTCAAAGCAAGAGCTTGATGAGACAACTCTAGCACAACAAATGGAAGCGTTTCTTAATAAGCGTGAACATAACAATGTGCAGAAGACTAACCAAGAACAAGTGGTTAGTTCTTTGGCAGAGAAGTTTGGAGATAAGGCTAAAGAGACTTACGTTGCTAAAGCTACTGAACTAGGATTATCCATTGAGGTGTTCAATGACCTTGCACGCCGGAGTCCTAAAGCAGTACTGCAATACTTTGATGCATCTCCTAAACAATCTGTTAGTTCTTTTACCAAGCCGTCTGTGAATACGGCAGCCCTGGATATGACTCCTAAAGTTGAGATTGATCCTATGGCTAAGTTCCGTTCACACGACACTGAACTACTACAGAAGTGGCGTACTGCTGCTTCGAAAATTGAGGGTTAATTGCAATGGCAATTACACGCGATTCCAACACTAGCTTCATTGAAGCTCAACAGTATTCCCAGTTCATTCTGGAAACTCTTCATGATGGTCTCCTTCCGACCAACTTCTATCGTAACGTAACTGACTTTGGTGATGGCACTACGCTGAACATCAAGACTGTCGGTACCGCTACCATTCAGGAAGTTACCGAGAACGAAGACATCACCTTTAACCCGATTGAGACTGGTAACGTCCAGTTGACTATCACTGACCATATTGGTGACGGCTGGTTCGTTACTGATGAGATGCGTCAAGACGGTGCTCAGATCGAGCAACTGACTGCCCTCCGTGGTACTGAAGCTACTCGTGCTATTCAAGAGCACTTCGAGACTCGCTTCCTGACTACCATGAATGCCGGTCAGACTGATGACGCTCCCAACAATGTTAACGGGTTCTCTCACCGTTTCCTGGGTACTGGCACCAACGAGACTATGGCTGAAGCTGACCTGATCACTATGCGTCTGGCTTTCGATAAGGCTAACGTGCCTATGACTGGTCGTGTAGCTATCGTTGATCCGGTTGTAGCTGCTACCTTTGCTAACAGCTCTACCCTGACCACCTTCCTGAACAACGGTGGTGATGCTCAAGGTCTGTCTGCTCAGTTGGTTAAGGACGGGTTCGATATGAACCACCAGTTCGTAACTATGCTGCACGGATGGCAGATCTGGACTTCTAACCGTCTGCCTACTCTGGCTGCCGGTGCCGGTGTAGATGGTACTGCCTCTGTAACCGCTGCTGGTGTTGCTAACATCTTCATGTGCATGGCTGACGATGGTTGTAAGCCTGGTATGCTGGCATGGCGTCAGCCCCCTCGTGTTGAATCTGAGCGTAACATCTCTAAGCGTCGTGACGAGTTCGTCCAGACTGCTCGTTGGGGTGTTGGTGTTCAACGTGTTGACACCTTGGGTGTTATCGTAACCGACGCTATTGCTGTCGTATAAAGGAGACTTGAATAATGTCTACTATTGAAGATACTGCTGGACTCGGCGTTAACAACGTCTTCGGTCCTCGTGATACACAAGAAGGCCGTCTGGGTGGTGGTAAGCATCCCCATGTAGGTGCTGAGCATGAAGCTGTTGTTTATATTACTGGTGATGATTTCGCTGGTGGTGTAAGCTTTAACACCCAACTGACTCTGCCTGCTGGTTCTTTCCCCCTCGAAGCTACCTTCGAAATTACTGAGGCATTCACTGTAGGTAACGCTGATAACGTTATCAACATTGGTACTGATACTTCTGAGATCACTAATGGCTTTGCTATTGCTGATCCAGAGACTGCCGAGGTCACCCGAGATACTTCCGGTGCTGGTACTTGGGCTGCTGAACTAGCTGCCGATACCGCTGTAGGTGTATCTGTAACTGGTACTACTGCCGCTATTACTGCTGGCTCTGGTGCTGCTAAGGCTATCATCAAGTATATCAAGATTTGATGTAGTCTTGGATAGGGAGCTTCGCGGCTCCCTTTTCTTTTTCTAGCCTAGGAGTTTAATATGGCTATTGAGCATTCGCTTGCAGCTGATCCCGATATCCACGAGCCTAAAGATATTTCTACTGCTACTCTTGGGCAAGTATATATTTCTGATGGTGCTGGTAGCGGTGATTGGATTAATGCAGAGGGAAGTAAGACAATTCTCATATCTGTTAAAGCTGATCTCCCTACCCCAGCAGCAGGTGTTATTATCCTAGCTGCAAATACAGAATATCGTTTCCTAGCAGATGTGAGCCTAGGAACAGATCGTCTAGTTCTCGGAGATAATACTGTAATTCGTGGTATTGATTCTCTTAGCGTTACGATCACATATACCGGTACTGGTGACATGTTCACCATGGCTGATACGACTAACCGTGTTTCATTTGTTACTCTTGCATGTGCATTAGGTCGTGTATTTAACTGGTCATGTACATCAACTAAGATCCTTCGTGTACATGATGTAACCATAGCTTCTGCAGATAAGGTCGGACTATTTACTGGTGTAGCTGGTATTATCCGATTTACTAATGTAAGTCCTTCTGTCGTAACTACTGATGGTCTAGAATTCGTAGGTGACTTCCGTTCTTTTCTCTGGGAAGTAAGTGCATTCACTATTTCTGCAGGTGCTATCTTCAATCTAGGTACTGCAACGTTTGATTCTTTTATCACTGATACAGTTCTAGCAACATTGAATGGCACAGCAAACCTTGTTAGTGGTGCAGCTTCATCTGCTAATATCAATACTGGTGGTATTGGTTTAGTTAATGTTATGCGGATCTCAGGAACAGGTACTCCTCTTTCAGGTGTTAGTCCTGATGATGCTCTATGGGAATTCCGTCACAATGATGACATCCAGGACACCCGTCCTGATGGTCTTCTATCTATGCAAGGCAATGCTGTTAATACCGTGATCGCTGTATCTGGAACTTATGTCCTCGTTGCAGGTACTTGGGTAGTAGAACGCTCCAGTCAAACGACAGGAACTACTGCAGGCCGTATTACGTATAACGGTGGTAAAGACGCTACTCTTCCCATCGCATTTACTTGTTCTGTAGAACCTGCAAGTGGTACTAATAAACTCATCTCTCTCCGTTTATCTAAGAATGGTACTCCTGTTGCAAACAGTACTCGTACTGCTCAGACTAATACTGGTGTACCCACATCTATCACGGTTCTGTGGCAAGATGTAGCATCTACCGGAGATTTCTACGAAGTGTTTGCTACTAATGATACAGATACTATTGACGTTCTCGTTTCGAGTGCTATCGCTAGGATGAACTAACATGGCTAAACTTACGCTACTTGAGATGACTCAAGACATCCTGAGTGATATGAACTCAGATGATGTAAACACTATTGATGAGACTCCTGATTCTGAGCA